TACAACGCTGCTATGAACTATAAACAACTTGCATCTGATTGCTTTAGAGATATAAGATATTATGAAAAAGCACAAATTGCTCAAAACTCTTGATATAAGCATAAAAATTAGAAAAAAGGAGAACATACAATGAATAGAAGTAAATCACAGTTTAATGCAATTTATAAATACTATTCAAAAAAGAGAGCGGACGCAGTCACAGAATTCATGGATTATAACGGTCTCTGGGGAGAGTTTAAAGTGTCCGGTTATAAACGTCCTACTATGTTTCTGAAATGGGTAAAGGGTATCGTAGTATACCCGGATGGTACTTTTGAACAGAATGATGATTGGATCGCACCAAGGTTCAGAAAGGAGTAGCAATGGCTTTAAAGGGTACAGAAAGAATCACAACCAAGGGTCAGGATATAAACCCATATAAAATCAATGAAAAAGAATTAGCCAGACTTTATACAAGTCTGGCTAAACGTTTAAATCAGCGTATGGTTCGTGTAGAGAGGGCAGGATTCACTTCTGAATCCGGTGGTGCTTACGCCGATTACAAAGCAATTCTTAAAAAGTTTGGCTATAATAAAAGAATAAGAGAAAAAATAAAGTTGGATTACAGCGATCGGAACGTCCTTTATATGCAGATTTCTTCCATGCGTAAGCAGGTACAAATGATGCAAAATGTCTTAAAAGAAAAAAGTTCTACGTTGCCAGGTTGGAAGTCAATCATAAAAAAGAGACGTGAGAAGCTGTCTGAATATGGTCTTGAGTTTAAAGATACAAGTGAAATGAGTGCTTTTTTCCAGTCTTATGCTTTTGAACTTATAAGTCTTTTATATTCTTCTGAACAGGCTGTAGAATTCGTTGGAAAAGCCTTGCGTGATGGCGACACAATGAGTGAAATAATTAGCAAATTAGAGGAGTTCAGAGATCGCACGGACATATACCGAGCAGATGACGTAGCAAAAGAATTAGGTTTCTCCGGAGAAGCAGAAGCATTAAAATATAAATACAAGGGGTAAAAATGATTATAGCAGGATATCCAGTAGTTTCATATAAAGACTATGATTACATGCGTCTTTTTGACGGTAATTTCATCCGCAAAAGTAATGCAGGACACTTCCAGTCTTTTTATGAAAAAATCATAACGATTGATACTGAAACATATGTTTCAGATACAGAAAATATAGGCTGGGTAACTGACTGGACCATAACTATAGAAAATGATTGCTGTTTATACGGTAATCATGTACGTAATCTTATCAATACGATAGAACGTATCTGTGACACACTTCATGCTGACAAAGAACATACAGTTCGTTTTTACGTCCATAACTTGTCATATGATTACATGTTTTTACGGAATCATCTGCTAGAAAAGTTTGGAGTTCCAGACCGTAAATTAGCGGTCAAAACACATAGGTACGTATTTATGCAATGGAACTCTTTTGGTATTGAAATCCGTGATAGTGCTATTTTAACTCAACGTACTCTTGAACGTCTCTGTAAGGACATGGGGACGCTTGAAAAAGCTACCGGTACATGGGACTATAAAAAGAAAAGAACTCCGGAATCTGGACGTACTGTAAAGGAAATGACATACGTTTGCATTGATACGATTTGTCTTTGTAAAGCACTACGTCTCTATTTATTGCAAAGAAACGTAACTGTTGCTACTGCCCCACTGACTAATACTGGCTTTATCCGTAATCAAGCCAGATCACGTTCACGCAAGGACAAGAAATGGCATAAGAAATTTATGTCAATGCAACTCACGCTAAATCAGTACGAGTTACTCACAGCCTGCTATCACGGCGGCTATACTCATGCGAACAGGTACTATGTCAATCAGTTAATTACTGAACCGGTGGAGTGCTACGATTTTATAAGTTCTTATCCTGCTAGAATCGTGTATGAAAAGTTTCCAATGACAAACTTTGTAGAAACAAAGTTATCCTTGCAGGATATAATGGATTTAAAAGAAAGTTATGCTTTTGCCGGCTATATACGATTGAAAAAGCTACGCTTGAAAAAAGACCATCCTATGCCACCGCTTGCTTTTCACAAAGCAAAAGTTTGCGTATTTCCAGATGCAGATAAGATAAGTAAAAAGAAAGCTATGGAGTTGAACCTCGATAATGGTAAAATTGTCAATGCAGATCTTGTCATTTATCCCTTTACGGATCCGGATTTGCAAGTTATCTTTGAAGCCTATGACTTTGAATGGGCAGACGTTTCAAAAGTCATGAGAGCAAAGAAAGACTATCTTCCGGATTGGTTGATATCTTATGTGATTGAATTATTTGAACATAAGAATACGTTGAAACATGCTGACCCTGTGTCATATATGATTTCAAAAGGCGAACTAAACGGAATCTACGGAATGATGGTACAAAAAATGATACAATCCATGTTTGAAGAAGATTATGAAACTGGACTATGGTCTGATGTTTTAAGTGAATCAGAATATGAGGAAAAGTTACAAAAGTATTACAAAAGTCGTAACTCTTTTTTACCGTACCAATGGGGGGTATGGGTGACAGCCTATGCACAGGCTGAGTTATTCGAACTTGGGAAGTGTTGTAAAAAATGGTTTTACTCTGATACAGATTCTGTCAAGGGTACAAACTGGGATAGGAAAAAACTTGCTGAGTATAATGACAAAGTAATGAAAAAATCAGAGGAACGTGGGATCGGGACGGTTGTATTCAAGGGCGAAGCACACACACTAGGAATCGCTGAGTTTGACGGTCTTTATAGTGAGTTTAAGACTATGGGGAGTAAGCGTTACTGTTACCGAGAAAAAGGAAAACTAAAACAGACTGTTGCAGGAGTGCCGAAAGATGGAGTTTACTGCCTTGATAATGATATAAATAATTTTGAAAAGGGTTTCATTTATAGAAATAGTCTCACTTATCGCAGAAACTACCGCCGCGCGAACGACTGGAAAAAAGACCCAAGTTGGAAACTTAAAACGGAATATCTGTATAACAAAGGAATTAACAATATTACTGTTGATGGCTGTGAAATAGAGTACGGTTGTGCAATCCGTTTATCCGATACAGAGTATGAATTGGATCATACGATTCCGTATGATAAGGAAACAGGGTTGCCGTTGCCGTTTGAGACAAAAGAAGTTTTATATAGTTAAAAGGGATGCAAATTTGCATCCCTTTATTTTTTGTTTCACGTGAAACATTTACATGGTAATTGAACCTCTGTGAATCTGTACCTGTGTTACGGTTGTCAATGTTCTGTAGTTATGTTTGTCATTGCTGATATCATACAAGGCAAGATATATCTGTCTTCCTCTGAAATTCAGTTGTGCCGGAACGTGATAAAAATCAGATCCGGATTTTACAATCACAGTTGTTGGATAGCAGGAATAACCGTTTCCATCACCAATAAAACTAGTAGAATAAATACGACCAAGATAGTATTCTGTACCATTACAAATAAGTTCGCCGCTGTTTGGAAAACAAACATAATCACTCCAGATGATATTACTACTGTTTTCTTTGTAATTTGTAACGAACACCCACCTACTTCCTATAGCTGCTGTAAAATCTCCTGCTTCGAAGTTTGCATTTACGTCATAAAAGGATGGATGACAAGACCCAGTCTTTACTGCTTCCGCAAGGTAGGTAGCAAGCCGTTCCTGTCCGGTTGTGTTTGGATGAAAACCGTCTGACCCCATGAAACCATCAGCATGCAAGATATAGTCACTTCCATTAAGATAAATCCAATTTTTTCTCTGTGTGTTATACACGCTTTTTGCAATCTTGAATCGGTTCCACTGGGTGCTGTCTGCTGACCATGCAACCATTGCGGCAAAGACTTTAGCGTTTGGAAAACGTGTCTGTGCCACCCCATAAAATGCATTGATTGCATTTTCAATTTCCGAATAAGTACCGAACTCATTGTAGCCGCCAACAACTAAGATCTGCTTTACAGATGGATCAGCGTCAATCTGATTCAAAAGCATAAGGAATGAGTTGTTGGAAGTTGAAAAAGAAGCACCGCCATTGCTTTTGATTGTTACATTATCAATAGAGCAGTAATCCAAAAAGTGTTCTGTCCATGGAGTAATGTTTCCGTCCGGTGTATACCCTACTGTGTAGCTGTCACCAATAATGATAGTTCTGCCGCTTAAATCAAATAAACCGTCTCTTTTTTCAAGATCAGAAATCAGTTTACCCTGTTCGGTTACTGTGCCTTTTAATGGTTCAATTTCATCCGTCAAGATTTTTTTCGTTGCATCATCAACTACTTTTCCAATCTCTCCGGAATCTAGTGAATTTTTAATTGCTTCGTCAATCTGCTTTTGTGCGGTTCCTTTTATGTCTGACCATTCTTTATGATCCTCTCCTGCCTGCTTTGCTACTTTTAATAAGTAATCTAAGTTCATGTCATGCATGGAACTGTGAGGGTACGTATTAATCATTATGTGCTCTCCTTTCTATTAATAAACCAGAATCAGTAAGTCACTTGCAAATAATCCGGTACAGTAATCTATAAATGATTGTCTCCTTAATTGTAATTCACTTTCTAGCATTTGCTGAGACGTTGTTACACCTATGTTTCCGTGAATCTGTCCGGTATGGGTAGTAGAGCCTTTTTCCGTATTTTTTTCAGTTCGCCCATACTCAACACTGTTTACGTCCTGTCCGGAAGTTTCCAACTTTGTAGCACTACCATATGTTGTACTTTCTTCCTGTGATGGCTGATAGTTTGAAGAATCAAAAGCACTCACTTTTTGTTCCATTGTGTCAGACCCGCTGTTTGATGTTACTGAACCACGTCCGGCTTTTAACGTATTCGTGTCATTGCCACCCGTCACTGTATTTCTTTCAATATCTGGTGAATCTGTCCACGTCTCCTGTCTGTCATAGTTCTCGATTGGGTTGTATTCTTTCTTTAATGCAAGAAAAACCCTTTCAATGGAATCCTGCCATTTTTTTGACCATGCCGGAATAGCTGACTGTTTCATAAAATCACTATCCGGATAGAGTGGTTCACAATCACCATAGGATAAAAGCAAGCTGTCAATAAAGTTCTGTTTGTCAGCATCTGCCGGAAAAGTCATGTTATCAAATAAGGTCTGGTCATATTCATAAAGTCCGGCTATCGTAATTCTATACATCCCCATTTGTTACACCTGCCTTTTTGTAGTCTCTGATCTTTACGTTAAGATTCAAAGTGGGATAAAGACTGTTTGCCATGTCAACTCCTGCCTGCATGGTTTCTAACCATGTAGTAAGTCGTGTCACAGATTCAATGTCGTTTTTTTCAGTCTCCATAACATTCAAGCGTTCTTTTTTATCAGAGCCGACAGACGGAATCCCAACTTCTGTATCAAACTGGTCAAGAAGCTTTTCAAACACTTCAATCAATTCCTTTGAAATAAAGTTGTTTTTTAAATCTTTGTTGAAAAATTCAAATGGTTCTGAACTTTTTCCCCTCATGTTTGCGTTCTCATTTTCTTTGATTGAAACGTCATACGCAACTGCCGGGTTACCCTCCTGCACTTGGTCATAGACTTTTTCCAGTGTTTTTGCAGCACTTTTGTTTTTGGCGGCTATCATAAAAGCTAACTTGCTGTTGAATACGTTCATATCAAATGCAGAAGCTACCAGAGCCAATTTATAACTATAATAACCGATAATGTCAAAAATCCCGCATCTGGATGGTCTTAGATATATCACGCTACAATCTTTGCCAATCTTTAAATCCTGTAAGCTTATGTTTGCATTGGTAGCATATGTGTTAATGCTTGCGAGCGTTGGCTTGCAATACATATCATATCCACTGATCGCAGGATACTGAGCAATCAGTCCATATGCATTAGTATATGTGATTGCAATAAATCCCCCACCTAGCAGGCAAAACTTAAAATAGTCAATGTCAAATTTTGCATTGTATGTTATATCAAGAATAGAACTCACTCTTTCATACAGCATGCGATCAAACGTGTCAGTATATAGACTGTCTG